AATCCTCAAGTGTTTGATTATTTTTTTAATGATAAAAAACCTGTCGAACCTAACAACATCGACAGATCAAGAATAAGAACCAACCAGGCAATTGCTAGATATTATAGTAAAATACCATCAACACCACTTATCCAATCTCCTCGTACCAGTGCACCCTCACAAAAATCTCGGGCAAAATCTTCTCGATCATTAGCTATTCCTAAACCTCATGGTACTCTAAACTCAATTAGCCCATTAGCTGGTTACTTGCCTTTCATCGCGATCTCTGAATTAATTAACCGTGTACGGCACGGACAAGTACACGAAGAACATAAAAATGAGATATTACATACGATTGAATTCAATGAAGCGTTTGTCGAACACATGCAACAAAACCCAATAACAGATGCTGAATTAGCAATTGCGCAGATGAAGTCTACCGGTGGTAACAAACCTGGGGTGATAACATCTCCGGAAGACATTAAACAATCAATAGATAAAATATTATCTACAAAGAGGGTGCAATACCTGGAGACGTTTTATAACGATGTGTTCATGCCTAGGATTGAAAAGGGGTACATGGATAGTTTGATGAAAAAACGTGACAGGGACATTCATGAAGAAGGTACATTAAAAGTGCTGAGACAGAAATATCCAGAATTATACAAACAGAACAAACATGGAGATTATTACCCTGCTGTGGTAGATCCGGATCCATACCTAGGGCCACAAGCCATGAAGTACAATCAAATAATAGAGAGCATCGAGCAAACACCACAAGCGACAAGTATAGCTAGTAATGTAACAACCCAACCACCTGCGGTTGATATTGTTGATCAGTATGACCAAACGGTATCACCATTCACCGCTACGACGTAAATAATAATATGGACACAGAATCCACCGCTAGAACACAATCCTTGATCGATAAACTAGATGAAAAAATCGCTAGTTTGAATGCCACGCGTGTTGATCCAGCTGATATAGCACAGCAATTTTCTTCTAACTTACAGAATTATGTATCACAACTGATATCAAACTTTCTGATGATGCGCGAGCGAACAGAGCAAGAATCTAGAAAACCTCGTGATGTAATCAAACAAATAATACCAATTGATATTGTGAGTATCACACCTGGTGCTGCTGATCAAATAGTACAAGCTTTAACTGCTGCAGGTCTCGGTAAATATAAACTAAATATAAAACAAGTTTCAAATCAAACACGAAAATCAGATTCATCAACCGGTGGGATGTCTGCAGGTGTTATAGCTGCAGTTGGTGCTGGTGCTGCTTTTGTCGTGTCTACACTAGCAGCTTTTATAGACCCAATCTCAAATTGGTTAACAGAAAAATTCAATTGGATGAGCAGTTTTTTACCTGGTAGTGATGATGAAGAGCAAGAATTTTTAAGAGAAGGTACCTCATCAACACTTCAATCAGAAAAAGAAAAACTCGACACATTAGCATATGATCTAAAGAACAATCCATCAATCATGTTACAAGGTAGTTACGACACACCTAAACCTGATGATGTTACCAAATCTTCAGACTTAAAAGAGATACGAGGTCAGTTAAATGAACAAGATCTCATACCGAGTGAACAATCTGATGATAGCGTGACTCAGGAGATGGTCAAAACGTACACCGACACTCGAGATTATGCTACTGATCAGTTTTTAAATGAAACAACCACTGGTAAACAGTACGTTGATAGCTTGCTGAATGCTCAATCTAGACAATCAGTATCAGGTGTACAAGACGCAATATCACAGCTAGATCAGACATACGCTAACATGTTCAACGATGCACAACCAGAGGTCAAACAATCTTTCATGAAACAAGCAGTGTCAAAACAAGGCATGACAATGGATTGGTTGCAGAGCAACCGAGACGCTCTACGTGACAACATTACTGTTGAGCAAGCGTATACTGACATGTCGTCACAATACGGATTGACATCGTCTCGAGATGCGATCAAAACTCATGGTGAGTTTTCAAAACAACAACAGGTACTTGAAAGTGTTGTCTCTAGACCAGACCAAGACACGTCAGTTGGTAATTACATGAGATCAACCGACTTCATGAAACAAACATTAGACACGGATCAAATGCAGAGTTTTGATAAATTACAATCTTCAATTTACAATATACCAGAAGTGTCAACAGATGCACCACCGGTGATTGATCCTCAGTCAAGTGATAAAAATATAAACAACACTGAATTTCAGTTTGAACAATTGAATTCTGACTCTGATGTAGCAAACATAAACTCAGGTGAGTATCCAGTCGATGAACAACCCATTCAACCAGACACACGTAAATTGGAGCAACTGATCACAAAAAATATAAATCTAGACCAAGCCAGTCTGGATCAATTGACCGCAATTTATGATGCATTGCAAAATAACAAAAATGTTGCTAGCAAGTCAATAACGAGTAACATAATAGATAAGAAAGAGGATCCATTCAATGTTGAATACTTTCGCTCATTAGCTTCTTAGATGCAAAAATAGGATCATTGATTAAATAATTGTATGAATCCATTGTTCAAATTGGTCAAAGTGAATGAAGCGCAAACCTTAGGCTCATTCAATGCTGATCCAGATAGAACTACATTCGGACCAGCACCGTTGATTGTACCGTACAGTGCTAGCACATACAATGCTGCTATAAGTAAAGCACCTAAAAACAATGTGTTAACAACCATAAATGTCACGAACGAATTCCCGTGGACCAACGCACCTAGGTTAGTACCTGGTAATGCAGATACATACTTGAACGCGAGATATGATGTACCAAGTTTGGAACTCCGAGAAGAGAGTATTTTACAGAACCCTGCACTTAACAACATAGCGCGGAATTTGTTCATCGCTAGAGATAATATTGCTGAACTTGAAGCAGTCACAAAAGCTTACACAGAAAATGCAAACCCACAAATCAAGTCAGTTATAAACACATACCTGGCTTTTAAAGCTGGTCAAGCCGCTTCCACGGTAACGGGTAGTACTATTGCAGGAGGAGCAACTTTTCTTGGAGCAGGTGGCGCGCTGCTCACCGGTTTCGGTGATGATATAATTTCTGGTGCTGGAGCAGCTGCGAAAAATGTGGCAGATAAACTAAAACCTTATGACAGAACACAAACTTCAAGAAACAACGCGAACCCATGGGGTGGTTTTAGCAATTATGATCAATACATGGCTCCATATCAGGATATATATACAACACGTTTAACCGGTTGGAGATACAAATTACCATATATGAGTGATTTGCAAAGACAAAACATGTGCAACTTTTCTGACAGCGCCCAAAGTGTTGGTGGAGTAGGTACTGAAGATATACAGAGGGGTACAGATAAAGCCGCTGGTTATACATCAATATTGAACACCATGATGGCACCTGGTGTGTATATTGACCGGGCTAAATCATTCTCGTACAGTGGTGGTGAAAAATCATACACCTGTACTTTTCCATTGCTCAACACAACAAACCAAGCTGATATTCTAAGAAACTGGCAGCTGTTGTTTTTATTAACATACCAAAATCGACCGAATCGAATCGATCGGGTTCAGATCGCTCCACCTAAAATTTATGAAGGTATGATCCCAGGTGTCTGGTATAGTAGATATTGTTATATAAGCAACCTATCAGTGAACTTTGTTGGTAATAGAAGAAAAATGACATTGTATGTACCAATTGCTTCTGCCTCTGGTACAAAAGTTGTTACCGGTCGTGGATCAAAGGCATCCGGTAAACAAGAACCATTCACTGTTAGAGAGTTACAACTCTCAAACACCCCGGGTGGTGCAGCTGGTAACGATAACACCAGAGTTACAACAATAGTACCAGATGCATATCAAGTATCTATAACAGTTACAGAACTAATACCAGAATCTCAAAACACTATGTTTGCAGCAATCCAAAAACCAAATACAGTTTCTGTTGGTAGTTTTGAGGATACAGACAATCCGTTGGGCAATTCACTTTTCACACCTTGAACAAACTTGATACATGACAGATATAACAACTAGAGGTAAATATCAAGACGATATACGAGGACTTAGAGATCTTGAAACATATGATTTTGAAAACATATTTAAAATGTGTTACGACACAAAGAACCAAGCATATTTTTATAATATTTTAAAAACAGTCAATATACCTGATAACATAAATAACAGCTTGTATACAACAATGACTATACCAGCGGAAACATCATTGACATCATTGAGTCACATGGTGTATGGCACTATTAAGTTGTGGTGGTTGATATGTCTGGTTAACAATATACACAATCCAGTCAAGCTTTTTCCAGGTGGTACGATCATAAAAGTCATCACTCCAAACAATGTACCGTACATAATCAACACAATAAAACAAAACCTAGTTAATTGATCATGGAAACACCTCCTGATTCTAGATCATATCCACATGAAGTGGTAACCTTTTCAGATAGTAGAAAATTTCTATTCAAATGTGTGATGCACAATGGAGAGACGGCAATCGTCATCAAGAAGGATTCGATTGAAGAGATGGTCATAGAAGACACTGCAATTAATTGGTACTCTAGAGGGTACATTGACTTGAAGAACCCAAGAGGTTCATTAGAAAACAGTATAGCTGAAATTGAACAAAACACACGAGACACATATGTGTTCAGAAATGATGCAAAAGATTTTCTATTCATGTATATGATACCTAACGTGTTTGAGACAGAAGACGAGCTGAATCAGCTACAAAATGCAGAAGATTTTCAAGATGATTTCTACATGCTTAAACATACATTCTCTATATATTCGGTCAAAGATATAACACCTACGGAGGATGAAAATAATAAAATAAAGAGATTGTATTTCACGGACTGGAGACACATGACTCTCAGTAAACTAAATTCAACATTCACAACATCTATGTACCTCACTGGAGACACAGCTCATTGGATTGATGATGATAGAAAAATACCATCAGGGGATGCGATTAGAAATATAATACAAGATCACATCCCAGGAGAGCAGCAGTTTTCACCAACATGGGAGCCTGGTATGAGCATGATCGATTATACATCACCTGCCAACACGACAGTGTTACATGACCTGGAGCAGCTTGTAAATATGCATGTAAGTAACCCTCAAACTGGTGGACAGTCATGTGTGTTATATCTTGATCGGTTCACAGAACAATGGTCACTTGTTCCATTATCAACAATGTTTAGTCGAGCGACTACTGGTCGTAGCACCAATGGACAGGACCTTCCTTACATACCAGGAATATGGCAAACAGAGCATTTAATAATCGGTAGGGATCCAGATTTAGACGAAACATTAAACTTAGTCGAAAACCGGAAATATCGAGTACCTCAAACAATAGGTTCCAGTTTATTTAATTATAATTTTGGTATTGATAGCTGTATTCAAAACTACCGATTTGTTGAGATGCACGGAGACAAAAATCAAAATATTTTGAACACTCGCCCGGTGCATCAATATAACATTACTAAAAAGAGGTTCACTATCAATCAAACATTAAACAACGCCGCGTATTTATCTCGACATCTCAGTCGAGATGTGTTTGTCGGTCCACCAGTGGCGAAAAAACATCAAGACACAAGCCCTGTTAGTGCTAATGTTGATGAACATCGATACTTGAATATGACAATTGAACACTTGTACACAGCAAGCGACGAATATCACTCGATGTTATCCACCGGTAGAAACGCTAGTGTCAAACAATTTTTATTTCAGAGTAATGCGATTGAGTTTACTTTACCTGGACAAACGACCAGAAGATCAAACCGGTTTATTTCTGTATCACATAATGTATCAGCACCGAATGATAACAAATATAATGACAAGATTGAAGGTCAGTATATGATAGCTGGTGTGGTGCATCGATTAAAAGACAACATGTATACAAACAAAGTAATCGGTTTAAAACCGTACAATTATGACACGGTGTCACAATCGGATGAAGATACACGACAATTATACGCACAAGATGGATAACCCTAAACAGACACATTACCCATTACTAGTTGATACACAATTGGTCAACAGTACAAGATTTTTAGACTCAATCAAAACGTACAAGCATACAATCGTTGAGATGATAGATTATATTGATATGTATTGTGTCGCATCAATTAACAGAGCTAACAAACAAACCCACGACCCTGTAACAAACCAAGTAGACTTCTTCAAACAATTGAATGATGGTGAACTCAAGCTACTGGACAACACCAAAGGAGTCCGCGATGATTTGTATAAATCGGATCAGGAAACAATATATGATCAAATACCTGAAGAGTTTGGATTAGACGATCTACCTAGAACTGACACCGAGTTTATATTATACTGGATTGAAAAATACAGAACATCTCATGATCTAATCAAACAACTTCTGCATCAGTCTGATATGTTGCCTAAAGAGACTACAACTGGTGGTTATAATACTAAGAATGTATATTTCAATGATTTTAGTGAGAGTATGTATTCATTGAAATCAACAGTGTTGAGATCCCCTCCGCGTGAATCCACCCCGGTGTGGGATGTGAAGTGCACGTTCATAAAAGAGATGGGAGGAAAGCATACAGTACCCAATCAGTACACAGGTACATCTGTATATAATATACACAAAGATGTTCAATTAATGAGCAACATTATGAGCAGATATACAACATCCTTGTTCCGGAATAACATGAAAAATATTATAGATAATGTGACTGTTGATGAGAGAATTGAAGACCCAGAAACAAAACTGTTAAAGCTGAAAACTACAAAAATAACCGATTCAAAACAACCACATGGTGTCAATTTAGTACCGGATCAATACCACATGAATCGAATGTGGCAAAACGCAGAACCATTGGCGCGTATAGTAACTGAAACTCTAGGTAATATGTCGTATGTGTTGAGCTATATGGATAAAAATTTAAAAAACAACTTACAAGCTTGGGGTCGCTTCCGTACTGAATCAATTATAGAGCAGACAGTTGGTAGTGTAGATCTATTACACAATACCCTAACTAACTCTTTTGAAGAAATATCCGCTACATCAAAAACAATTCACACGGAGCTGTCTTGATCATCATCTATGATCTCTGCTTCGTGTACATTCTGCATCAATTCATCTAACACTTCCTGTCTGGTTAATGCTCGTTTAGTATTTGCCTCTGCTTCCATTAATTGATGTTTAGCAGTTATATCGATTTTCTTGAGATTGACAGCAGCAGCCTCGCGTTTATCTTGAACTAGTATCTTGCTGAGTGTATCTATACTCGAGGTGGTTGCTTTGAGTAGTTCTGCAAGCGAACTCACACCCTCACTATCCGGAGCACATTCAACATATTCTTTTACAGTGCCAACCATGTCCATGCTATCCTTGATCAATCTACCTGTACTATTTAATATGAATTGCTCAACCTCATCTGACTTAAGCTCAAAGTCTTGATTACCAACCTTTTTAATTTCCTTATTGTTTGACTTGAGTTGATTGATCAAATCATCAACACTATCACCAATACCATCAGACTCAAAATCATCTTGCATGTATATATTTATACACGATAGTTGATTATCAACAGCCTGCATCTATAATATACATATGATAACTATTGAAATATCCGGTCATGGTAAATATGTTGTAAGCCAAGACAAACTTTCATTTTTATTAGATTGGTTAAAATCTAATTCAATGCCAGTAGAGGTTCATAATCCGCTTGATCCGAACAGCCAAGTATTAATCGATTGATAATATATGAATGTAAAAATTAAAAAGACTCACCCGGATGCGGTTTTACCGGTGGCGAATAACAAACAGACTGGTACAGGTGATACTGGATTTGATCTTGTTGCTGTTGAAGATACAGTCGTGCACCACCATGGTTCCTCTGTAGTGCCTGTCGGTTTAACTCTAGCGGACATGACACCAGGATACTGGTTGCGGATCGAACCTCGGAGTGGCTTAGGATTCAAGCACAACATCCAACCACATCTCGGGGTGATTGACAACGGGTATAGAGGAGACCTGGCGGTCAAGTTGTATAATTTTGGTGAAGATACTTACACTGTCAAGAAGGGTGATAAAATAGCTCAATTAGTTGTGTATCCTTTGTTACAACCTGTGTTTGAATTCACTGAAGATATAACAGAAACAAATCGAGGTGACAAAGGGTTTGGTTCATCTGACCTATCTCCAGATATGGTAGATATTAAGCAACAGGTGTTGAAAACTAATCAACATGAAGATTTGTGGCAATATGAAGATCATTTTACCAAGAGTAAATTAGACTCTGGTGAGTATATACGCAACCCTATGAAGATGGATGAAGGAGACCCAGATTATATAAAAAATACAGAGCAAATTTCAAAGTCTGCATCTGATAAAAGTGTGTCATATTGGTACCATCACAAATGAGTATGTTCGATGATTTGTGGGTCGAAAAATATCGACCTAAAACACTTGATGATCTGGTATTAACACCAAGCAATAGACAGTTGTTAGGTAAACTCACTGGTGAGGAGAGTATACCAAACCTTTTGTTTGTAGGTAAACCTGGTATTGGTAAAACAAGCCTAGCCAAGATCATCGTGAATGATTTGCTCGAGTGTCAGTATTTGTATATAAACGCAAGTGATGAAAACGGTATCGATACTATACGCAACAAGGTTACAAATTTTAGTAAGATTAAGAGTTTAGATGGTGGAGTCAAAGTGATTATTCTCGATGAAGTTGACGGTTTAACGATGGATGCTCAAAGAGCTCTTCGAAACACCATGGAGGAATATTGTCAATACGTGAGGTTTGTATTAACAGCTAATTACAATCACAAAGTGATACCTGCTTTACAGAGCAGATGTCAGAGCTTCGATCTAACACCAGACGAGACAATATTCACACAGAGAATAGAACATGTATTGTCACAAGAGCAGATTGATTACAACGTTGATACTGAATTCAAATCATTAACTAAAAAATTCTTCCCGGACTTTCGTAGATGTATAAATGAAGTTCAAAAAATGAGCATCTCCGGCAAGTTAAGCACAGTATCAAAAGAGCAAACCGGTGATTTTGTAAAAAATTTATTCTTCTTGTTGCAAAAAAATAAAGCTTTTGAAGCTCGAAAGTATGTTATTAAAAATGAGACTGTGTTTAGTAGTGATTATCAGAATCTATTAAGAGATCTGTTTGATTCTGTTGATCAAATGTCATTAGACATTGGAAAAAAGCGTGAGATGCTTTTGATAATAAGTGAACACATGTACCGATCGGCGTTTGTGTTGGACCAAGAAATAAACTTTTACAGTTGTTTACTAGCTATTAGTAAAGTTATTTAAGACCTCGCAAGTAAACTTTTGTATTGAAGTTGTCAGTAGGTTTCGAGTTGTTTTCTTGTTTGTAATCATCGGTTGGTAACTTTTTGTTACCATCATTCACACCGGTTTGTGCGTATGGTGTTGTTGGATTCTCACTAACCTGCTCGATTTCTTGAGGTTCAATTTGAGTTGTGTCTGCACCTCGTTGACTATTAGGAATTTCTGGTAGGTTGATCCCTGGGTCAATGTATTCGAGCATCTCCGCAGGTACAGTAATAAAATCCATGAATAAACCTGGTGCCTTCTCCCTAACAATATCACAATAAAAATCATCCACTTGATTGTCTTGCTGAGCATCTCCCCCTACCGCTGGTCTCAACCCTTTTACGCAGCTAACTCTAATGTTTTCATCACATTCAGTAAATTCTTTGAGTTTTTCCATTAGATTACTGGCCTGTTTTTTAGCCCATTCAGAACTAAGCGCGTTTGATTTAAATTTTACTAGATCTCCTGCTAGAAATCCACCGCCTTGAAATCTCGAAAATGTACCTTCTAATAATGTTTCAAACTTATTCATTTTTATTATTTATAAAAAAATTCTATATTTAACACTTCTGATAAGTATTTATATGTCAAACATAAATCTAACACAATTAGGTGCCCCGGCAGAATACACATCAACATATAGAGACATGTCTCTTGATATGGCAGTTGAGAACAAAGTCTTGTCCCGTGGTCTGTATAGATCTGAAAATATTTTTGATGTTGAGTCTAGCCGTGATGAACACGCCATTCAAAATTCATTGATAAACATATTCAACACTTCACCTGGTCAAAAATTATTAGAACCAGAATTTGGATTAGATTTAAAAAGATATTTGTTTGATCCATTAACAGAAGATGTTGCTCAAAATATAGGTGAGACAATAATACAAGGATTGAAAAGATATGAACCACGTATTATCGTCAACAGAATCAATGTGATTCCGGATTATGAACAAAACCAATACATTTTATCTTTGTATATCACAATCCCCACATTAAATATTTCTGGTGCCCAGTACAACGGTGTGCTGAACACCGAAGGATTCACATTTAAAATAACAAATGAGCAGTAAATTTACAGACTTTAATTTAGACATAGATTCCTACGCGGCGTTTGATGCCACTAGTTTACGGGATCTAATAATCAATAGACTTAATAATCAAAACATCTTCACAGATCAAGTATTTCAGGGTAGCAACTTATCGTCTGTTATTGATATAATAGCATACTCGTACCACGTGCTGTTGTTCTACTTGAATAAGACATCTAGTGAATCTATGTTTTCGGATGCTGTCGTGTATGAAAACATGAATAGAATTGTCAAGTTGTTGAACTATAGCCCTGTAGGTTACCGTACATCAACATGTGTGTTCGGTTGCGAGACTAATATTGCATCTGGGTTTTACACAATACCACGATATTCATTTGTTGATGCGGATGGTATTATATTCTCAACTCGAGAAGACATACCGTTTGATGCAAGAGACAACAAAGTTATCGTGACTGATGAAAGCAAGTATATATTGTATCAGGGTAAATATACTGAGTTTCCAGACTACACAGCGATTGGTGAAGCCTTTGAAAACGTAACAATATCAGTGAATAACAATGTACTGATCGATCATCATAGTATAGATGTGTATGTAAGGTCAGCTCAAACCGGTCAGTATAGTCAATGGAAGCAAACTGATTCATTGTTCATGGAACCTTCTGATTCTTCTGCTTATGAATTGAGGTTGAATGAAAATTACAGATATGAATTAAAATTCGGTAACAATATAAATGGTAAGCAGTTACAACAAGGTGATGTCGTGTCCATTTATTATATTGTTAGTGACGCAGATAGTGGTATAATAGGACCAGGTAAATTAAATGACAGAAACTTGAGTTTATACACAACCAATAAATTCTCACAAATCAAATCTGATATAAAACAACCACAAACAAACTACTTGACGCTTGAAAACGCACAGCAAATAACACTCAATAATGAAGTTACATCATCTGATCCTCAGCAATATGAAACTGTAGAGAGCATCAGACAAAACGCCCCGGGATATTTTGCTCATCAAAACCGATTAGTAACAACAGACGATTTTGAAAATTATATAAAGACAAACTATAACAACATCATTACAGATGTATCGGTAGTGAACAACACTTCATATATAAACAATCATTTGAAGTACCTGGATCAAGATTTATCATTATCAAACCCACTGCTTGAGTCTAGAGTATTAGCGAATCACGTCAACTTCGCATCTACTGAAACCCACAATAACATATATCTGTACGTTGTGCCTAGACTTGAAACAAAAAAATCAGTGACCAAGCAGACAAATTTTTTATCACTAGCACAAAAACAATCCATTCGTGAAGGTTTAGAGAATAATAAAAGTTTAGGTATTGAACCAGTTTTTATCGACCCTGTTTATATGGCGATTGATCTATCGGTAGCTACAACTGACAATGAACGAACCGCGGCTAATCTACATGTAATAAGAAATCCATCTATACCAAGAGACACAAAGCAATTGCAGTTAGAGATCACAGATGTGTTGCTCTCGTATTTTAAACACTCAAATACAAAATTGGGTCAGACTGTGAATGTATCGCAGATATACAACGACATGTTAAACATATCCGGTGTAGAAAACATATATACATCTTACGGTGATACAAGAGTGAATGGCTTGAGCTTCGCGTTATGGAACCCGGTTTATGAAACAGACTTCAGCATATACAATCAAAACTTCAGTCTATCTCATTTTAAATTTCCATTCCTATACAACATTGAGCAGCTTGCATCTCGCGTGATTGTAGACGCGGTATGATTACAAAATTGCTAGTCAATACACCCTTTGATATTGAGGTGGTGTTCGATAATATCCGCAAGGGTATGTTTATCAACCGACCGAGTGATTCAACTGATACAAGTGATTACTCGTTCACTAATCAAAAAACTGAACAGAAGATATATTGTTTGCCTGGATTATCATTTCGATTTGATGTTGATAAAGGTATAGACAATAGTGTTGCTTTAGAATCTTCTCAACAAACTGATTCTGGGTTCTTGAATTTTATATACAGAGTTTCTAAGAGAAATTTGACATGGGATTTTGGAGATGGTACCCAGTCTCAAGAATACAATCCAGTGCACACTTATACAAATCCAGGTATTTACACCATAACTGTAACATTGTATGATCGTGATGGTAACCCAACGAGAAATCCATACACATATACGCTAGAGATTTTAAATTTTTGCGGTGATCATGTCGCGTGGTACACAAAAAATGCTGCACTATTAGGTTTAGACTACACCCCGGCAAGTACACCATTACGATTGCAATTACGGAAGATGACCAGTTGGCAATCTCCAGATTTGTACAGTACCGTGGTGATGTATGCTAGCGGTTCAGATTCGATACCAAGCACACCAGATACATATTTCAACAGCAAACATGCACATCTGCAACAACTGTGGAGATTTACTGAAGATGTAGAGACCATGGTCCCTGTGAACAGTGTAAAAATTGAAGAAACAGAAATCCGGGTACAGGTAAACGACGATGAACTATTTGTCATGACAGAAGACAACCTGACTGGTATGAATATAACAATCGACAACTCAATTAATGCTGATGATACCACAACTCGTACAATAGGTCAGAGTGGATCAAAGGATGTTTTTTACATCGACGATACTGTGAAAAATTACCTATCTAGAGATGTTGACCCGGTGTTCTTATTCGCATCCTTGTCATCAAACAACATGTTAACAGATATTGAGGAAACACCAGTTGATGTGTTACCTGTCAAAGTCACATACGGTCCTGGTGTTGAACTGTTGCTTACCACCAACGGTATAAGAACATTTGATCTCGAATCTGTGCTGTTTACCGACAGTGAATACTGCATAAATATTAGTATTGTCAATCAATATGGATTGATAGTGAAAACAGATTACCCGGAGATTGGTATAGACATGACAGGTAACGATTTGTTGACACCATATCATGCGAAATTGCAAATAATAGACAGTGAAACGTCACTACCTGTTCAATACACAGTGGAGAGTAGAAAACTGTCTGTTGAGACAAAAGGTAACGGAAATTTTATAATTACACCAACTGAAACAGCTTCAGCAGATTCTAAAATACATGCTGAATTGCTCATTTCAGATCCGCCATACACACCGATGGACACCCCAGTGTATGTATTGACAGACATGCATCATGCTCACGCACATTTTTTGACCCCTGGCTTTGCTGGGTTTATCGCAGCACATGGAGCTACATTTAGTACATTATCTGACAACACAATGATAACCAGTATAAGCAGCGCTGCATTATCGATTATACCACGAGATGTTGAATTGACACACAGCTGTTTCGCATTGTGTGTGAACCCTAGAGACGGGTTTGTGTATATTGGTAATGAATCAAATGACACTATACGACAATTTACATTGTTAGGTGAACCGCTCAATGACAATCAACCTATATACATTCTAGAATTAATATGTAACTCCAACATCTTACAAAATGACAACAGGTTTGCATATAACGACATACATGGTAACAAGATACTAGATGAGTTGACCGGTAATAGAGAAGATGATTCACCGGCTAGACTAGAGCAGGTAGATGATCAATTGTGTGACAGGTTCAATCTAAATATGAACGAGCTAAATGCATTATCACCATCTTCATTATCATGTGACATTGATGGTAATGTATGGACAACATTAATTGATGGTGTGTTAACGGTGAGAATATCATTTGACGCTCAAACTGGGTTTTATGTTTCTGCAATCGCGATCCCTGAAGAAGTTAGCTTTCAAAAAACCACAAGTATCGAAAAATTGGTCGAAAGAACCGACTCTGGTGAGTACAAATGGATGCCAGGACGGGTTGTTGCTGATAGAAACAACGATATATGGGTCAGTTACACAAATCAACAGAATATAAAATTGATTAAATATTCAATTCAATCGGAAACTGATCAATCGGCAAATACAGTCTACCCTATGCAACAACTAGCTGAGATAACATTTCCTCCTGGTACACACCTTGATGACATGATCATCGATAGCAGTAACAATTTATGGGTTTTAAATTCTGCATCATTGTCAGAGAGAAAAATTGCACCGGATGTCAACTCAATAGATATGATCGGTGGTGGAGTGTATCACATATCAAACGATCATGATCCGAAAATTTTAAAATATATTACTGAATATCAATCTCCTAACCCGGTTTCTGATGAGATAATGACTGAGAAGTTTGATAAACCTTCAGGAATGACATTTGACCTGCAAGACAGCCTGTATGTAGTGACAGGTAGTAACAGCATTGTGAAGATAAATCCTGGTACCTATCATGCAGAATTTGCATTCCACGCCGGTTCTAGTTGGTATGACCTTTCACACGATCATCAGCGTTTATTGGAGCGATCGAAGGGTCACAAGTGTGCTATAGATGCTATTAGTTGTAACTCTGACAACAGGTTATTGGTACTAAACAATATTGATAAATCGTTAGCAGCATATATATGCCCAGAATCATGGGACCAGGTAGCAACATATGATGTTGAAGGTGTGGTTGTAGATCAAACAGACTTCCCGGACTGGATGTTGGTTCAAGGATCCGGAGACTGGACCGGTATAAGATGGATAAACACGTACATGAAGGGTGTACAAGGACAACGTGTAGTGAATAGTCAAAAGAACATACAGGTTAAAACACAATATCAAGATGAAATCATGAAACACAATGAAGATTTTGATGCAACACAGACATTTACTGAATATGCGATGCAAGACACTATCAACACAAAACAGAATTTGTTATTATGGTTCTTTAACAGAGTAGCTGGTGATGGGACCAGTACCGGTGACACATTAGGTAAGACTGTTTATGAAAAGATATCTAATTTTGTCTCTAATAATGCAGATGCTGAAATATGTAACTCCCGGAACTTACACTCGTTAGCAACACAGGTAGGGTGCGATTTAAAATCATATGAATACAGTTACCCTGGTTCATTGAAGAGGTTGATAGACTTGCTTTCCATAAAACTTACAAAGCTGAAACCTTCTCGTGATCAAACAGGTAGTGAATTCACTAAAGACGGTTATGCAAATAATTTTAACCATGGAAGGAACATCGGTTCTGAACCTGTAGACCCTGCAACATACATCGTGAAGGTGGGAACAAGATTGGTGTCTCGTGAGCTATACAACTCGAATTATATGTTAGTTGAACCTATGGCCATCCCAGGTGAAAAGACAAACGAGCATTACAGTGAGCTGCATGGTGGTTTAATTGAATATCCGCTATCAATGTTTAATGACATCGATCTCACAACAAATAAACAGATTGGGTTGTCGTGGAACTGGGGTGTGAGTATACCTGCAGGTGAGAATATATTTTTATATTATGATTTTTACGAATACGTACCAGATTCTGATTATAATCTAGAAGCTTTTACACAATTGTCCGGAGAAATTGATTGGGGTAATGAACAAACAACCGTGTCTGAAGAAATATCGTTATCTGACTGGTCAAGAGATGATGGTATAGTTGACACATTGATCAGTAGAAATCTCCGGAAAGGGTTAGGTTTATTGAAATGAAAAGTATCAAGTTTAAAAAATACGATTTAAAGAACAGTATAACTGATCAGTCGACTGTCGAGGACGTTATCTTCGCTCTCGATAAGGATTCTCCATTCACATTCTCTGAATGGCGAGATGAAATCTCTCAACCCAATGTAACTGTTGATTTGCAATTATTGTATAGTGAGTATTTGTCTGCATGGGCAGATATCAAAAAGCAATCAAACGATATAAAATCTCAATTGAATACGAGAGAGATGTTTACATCGTTTCTTAAACAACTACCGGTAGATGCAACCGCAGATGAGTTGAGATATATTGATAACATTGATTACAATGATCGATATGAAGTTGAGACTGCTCTAAAATTTTTTATACAAAAAATCAAGAGCAACATACAAGGAATATCAGATAATCGTCAACAAGTTGAGTTTCAGACCGCTAAAAATAGCGTAAAAGGATCTCTATCCGGTGTTTCATTACTAATAAAGACGTTGATAATACATTTGCTGCTAGATAATGATTTTATAAGTAACAAAGCAATCACTCCGGTGACAAAGAGAAGGATAATTGACGAGTTGACGGTTCAGGTTATTGAGCTTTATGATATGTCGATCCACCCACAATCAACAATTGAGTATGATCCACTATTGCATATAAATGAAGACCCTGCTTTACAGAATGTATTGCAGAGATATGGTAATGTATTATCTACTGGTCAAGAGATCACGCTAACAACAGAGAATGACACAGAGTTAGATTTGATTTTCACTCCGGATATAACATCTTTGACTGACTTACCAACAGGTGAATTCGCGGATTACACACCAACACAGGATAGAAATAAGTTAAACATACAAAATGTAAAGCAAATTGTTGAACTTTCAGTTAATACTAAAATGCAATATTTGAGCAGTGGTTCTTCCGCGGCAACTTTTAAGATAGGTACTTTGTTCGACAGCACAAAAAACCTAGACCGGTATGATTCTAAATACAATCTAGGTATAAACACATTAGAACCGCTACAGGTCGCAAGATCAAACCACATTGGTGAGTATTACCGACCGTCAAAACTTGGTAAAATAAAATATTATAGCTTCTCTGCACAACAAAATATTCTTTATGACAAGATAAAGGAGGACAACATCTACATCTTTCCAGATTTAACGAATTATGGTTCACAACGAATCGATCTCCCGGTCGATTATACAGAGAATTTTGAATTTGTTAAAAACAATACATTAGAATCTGGTACTCGTGGAGAGATCTCCCATGAAATCAATCGGTTCCCAAGATTTAATGGATATCAGTCTCATGAAGAGACGTCCAGATACAGTGTACATGGTCTATCGCGAAAAGAGGATTCATTTGATTTCTGGTCTGGTGATATTGACGAGGTGTGGTCCAATCAAGACGTGTATAAACTGGAAGTGTCAAATATCTTCGCGCATGATACAAGACAACTTTCTAGAATGACTAACACTGGACAGCTATACGACTGGAAACCTGACTCGTATGGCAATGAATTCGGTCTAATAAAGAAGATCAAACCTCTACCGGGCTTGACTATAGAGGACTTCACACCACAGGTTGAACCAACAAGTTGCATGATTATTGACGGATCAGTGTATAAAACATTGTCTCGTCTAGATCCCGATATAACGTTAACAATCAACCCGCTAGATGATTCATTCTCATCATATGACTTCTCAAAAGTTGCTAATGGTATGCGTTTCTTTGATGTCGGTTGTGATTTTAACCAAGTGATAGACACAAATATTGTGATAGAGTCAGCTGAGTTACCAGAAGGTCTGATATATTGTGAGTTTTTAGACGGTTACATGGCTACATTCACCGGTAGATATGAAAACCGCAGTACAAATGATGATTCTCGGTTTGAGATAGATCCAACAATTGAAAGAGTTTGGGATTGTAGCGAGTTCAACAAGAGCTGTTTACCGGCGCCCAACACCGATGTACATTACAAATTAGAATCACCAGAAATATTTGATCAACCAGATTTACAATTTTCGAAAACTGAATTTCAGTCAGTTGAATCGGTTGAATCGTTGAAGCTTGAAGATCAAGTAACAACACCTGGTGAAATGGTAGTTCGTTCACATGATAGTTCTCAAGTTGGTAAGTTTTCTGATGTGTGTGACGATGTATTATTATCACTACCGAGTGATGTGCAAGAATCTATACTGAAGAATACATTAAACATTGATACAATTGGTGATATTCTGATAATTGAAACAGATAAATTTGTAATTTTCAATCATATTAAAACAATATTTGATACATCATCAATACAACCTGTTTCCAATCCAGTTATTATATCCAAACATTCAGAATTATCAAACTACATAGTATCAGATTGGTATTATAACAAGGAAATGAACCATATATTGTTGTGTACGCTCAATACAGAGGATGATACATTATACAATACTACAGATCAAGTTATAACAAAAGCAAAGTTATATTGGATTGACATCGATCGGTTCGAATTATCCACAACACAACCTACTTTGAATTGGCATGAGGATGGTGATACTGTGTTATCAAAGTCATTTACTGATTTGAGTTCCGCTAAAATTAGCTACAACGAGGTGCTAAAGAAATACTATGTGACATTTTTGGGTTATCTCTCACAGGACCAAGGAGATTTTAGTTTCGCTATAGGTCAAGTGATGATACCCAATCAAACTACTAATATTGGTGAGATAAACATATATACATCAACATCGCCTGCTATGTTTAAAGACGCGTCTCGTACTCTAGAAGATAGGCGTGTTGTATCGAACGTGTATAGACAGGTTAACCCGGTGAAATCAGTATCTACCGGGTTTAACAACGAGGTGGTATTCGAGAATTCGTTGTCTAATAACTTGAGCCTTGATTTGACATTATTATCCTCAGGTAAAACA